GCTCGTCGGCTTCGGAACAATCTTTCCATTAAGAGGACTGCACACGGGACATAGACGCTCGTCCAGCACCGCATTCCAGACCCACGTCGTGTTATCGACCGTGCGCCAAGACGTGAACAGGTTGTTGTTCACTGCGCTCCACACGCCACTCGCAACAGTGTTCTTGATCTGGGCAGACGCTTTGCTCGCAAATGATCCCTTCTTGATTCGTGGGGTCAGCTTTCCGTTGATCAGTGTCAGGGCTATAACGTCCTCGGCAATCTGAGCAGTCGTGTCACCTCGAAGTAGACCCACCGTCACGATGCGGTCTAGAAAGTTGGCCAAGCTCTGCGACATGTTGCCGCCCGGCCCCAGCAGCTTCACTAAGGGCACGCCTGCAATCAGCGTGGTTGCCATGATCTCTTGATCGGTTGGCTCAATCGTCGGTTCAGGCTCCAGGTCGACATAGTCCTGGCCAAACACCTGAACCGGGCCTGCCAATTCCTTCAACTCAGGGAGCAACTCCACCGCCATCGCGGAGATGGCGGGGGCCAAGATGTCGGGGACTTGGCGTCGGAGCTGCCTCCACTCATATTGTCGAAACTCACCGTCTGCAGCCATCCGTTGCACTAAACGCCTGACTTGGCGCATAGAAGCCAAGAAGTCCGGTCGGATTTTTAAGGCGACGGCTCTTTCTGCCCGCAGAGCTAGCGCCAGTAACGTCGCTAAAAACTTCTCCTGCCGTTCCTGTTCATCAGTCGGCATTCTTTCCGGATCTCAGTGGGGTGGGCAATGTCTGAGATCCTTTGGTTGACCCTTCGGCTGCTGATCCGCTAGTTACGCCTCCATCTTGTGATGGTGGGTTTGCTTGCTGCATGGCTTCCATCTGCTCAATCTGCAGATCGAATTGCTCGTCAACCTCATCCTTAGTCCGGACAATCTCCTCATCAATGTCGACATAAGGCGGGAGCACCTCGCCTTCACGCAAAATGCGCAAAAGCGTCTCCTGACTGATCTGGTTTTGCATCTGCAGTTGCAGCATTGCAGTGATCTGATTGCCGTCCAGGAGACGGTTCTCGTAGTCGCGGGGAATAGAAACCGTTGGTGGTTCCTTCCCTGCATACTGCCCTGCAATTTTCAAAATGTCATTGATTGCCCGCTGCAGATCCTCGCTCATGATTGCCATGATCGAATCGCTGTCGATTCGGTCCAGGCGCTTGGCTTCGGCGGTTGAATTCGTGAGGTTTTGCTTCGCAAGCGTGCTTACGCCCAGCGTGCTGATCTGCTCCTCCAACGTCTGCAAACAGGCCAGCTGAGCGTTGTAGGAATCAGACGGTGGTGACACAATCTCGGCATCACCATCGGGCGGAAGCAAAATCGCCGTGTTCACGGAGATTCCCAGCTCCTGATCGTTGTTATCAGGGTCGAATCCTTTCAGAGCGAGGATTGGGAGAGCGCCGCAGTGGACGTTGTGCATGTAATCAGTGAAACGCTGGCAATAGGCGATTGCCAAATTGCCGCACTCTTCCAAAGGCGGTTTGCTCACCAGAGTGGCTACCCGGTTTGAGTAGACGGCCACGAGCGGAATCTCTCCTGCAGTGTGCTCGCCGGACTCATACAACTGCCAACCTTCTTGGCGACCGGTGCCGGTGCCGCTTCGCCAAATCTGATAGCCCTCGGGAGTGATGACGCGGATCTGATCGACCAGCGTTTCGCCGAACGCACCTTTCGGCTCAGAGACGACTTCGTGATACCTGACCATCGTCAATGGGGCCTGGTGCCGGTTATCGACAGTTCGCCACCCTCGGATCTGCTGGGCACCCACGCGCACTAGATAAGGCTTGCGACCCATGGCCAGCTCTTCGGCCAAAGTCGCAGGCTGAGCCTCGTTGCTGTAGTCGACCAAAGCCGAGCTGTGGCCGTAAAGCAGCGCGTCGATCAGCAGCTCTCGGCAGAACTCGTTCAGCGGTGTGCCGTCACCTGTGACGTTCTTGGCCCACTCCTCCCAATACGCCTCATCACCACCTTCGAGGTGAACGCCACGGCGCAAAATAGTGCCCGCTGCCTGTGATGCCAGCCGTTGAATGAAAGGCGGCATTACTGCATGGAAAATTCGGCGTTTATATGCGTCGTCCGGTTCCTTCGGCTCGCGCGGGATGATCTCTTCGGCGTTATATCGAATCGCGTTTGTTCCGCCGACGTTGATGTTTATCGTTCGCCATCGTTGCATCATCTCCAGTACTGCACCGTTACGGGCACTGGGATCGTCGGCAACGAACTCAGCAGGGCTCACCAAGTCGGGTTTCCCCGTCAGACCGCCCAGGTTGATCAACGGGGGCTGGTTAGGTCCAAAAGGGTTCGGATAAGTCGAGCCGCTTATTTGAGCCATTTACTAGCTACCCAACTGGGACAGGTTGCCCCAGTCTAATTTGATCACCAAACTCGAATCTGCGATCCGCCCGCCTTATATCGGCGCAGAGGTGCCAGGTAGTGAATGCAATAACCCAGAGCGTCGACTGGGCCCGACACGTCTTCGACACCGCCGATGCCTTTCTCCGGTTTTCCATTCCTCGCGTAAGCCTGCTGTTCCAACGATTTGATCAGATACTTGCAGCGGCTGTGCACTCGCAATCGATTCGCCAGCAACAACACGTTGATGCAGTTGACTCTGTCTTCGACAGCTGGGTTGGCGCTCTGACTCTTCACCACAAACCCACCCTTTTTAAGCAGGGATAGGTCTGACTCACTGGCATTGGTGGTCGTGCGCTGTCGAGAAGCTGCGTCAGGAATACACACCAGATTTCCGTTGGCTACATGCTTCGGGAAGTTGTCTTGCAGATACTTAACGACAGCGGGAGTATCTTTTGGATACGCCTCTTGCACAATATGAAACTCGTCCCCACGCCTGACGACGAACTGGAGAAAACAGGCCCCGACGTTAAAGTCGATCCCTACAAAGATGCGCTCATCATCGCGTATTTGTTCGTCGGTATAGTGCTTATCACGGTCAAACGGGTGATAAACAGTTACCGCCGTCAGGTTCGTAAAATCGCCATTAACGTACGACGCAATTAAGTTTGGGTCGTAGTTTTGGTAAAGGCTGTCGACAAAACCCTCTGGTAGATAAGGGTTGTCAGTGGTTTTAGCTTTAATTAGTCGCCGGTCTTCGTTTTCAGCACCCTCAACAAACGTTGAGTACATCCATTTATATCCTTCGGGAGTGCTCGCCACTGCCAGCTGGGGTTTTTTACCTCCACGAAGACGAGCTAAGAACATCTCGCCCGCTTTTTGTGCAACGTCTGGTGGAGATGTGTCGATCTCGTCTGCACAAATAAAGGCTAAGTTTTGGCCCCTAATTCTATTCCACGTCTCAGTTGCGCGGCAGAGGACCGTTGTAGAACCGTGGGGTAGGTGCAGGATGTACTCCGGTTGAGGTGATACCCGGAAGTCATGTTCAATCTCATATTCCTCTAGAAAATCGTCAAAGCTGCGCATCCAAACGTCACGCAAAAGGATGTGCGTGGGTTCAAAAACTGCGCCGACTTTGCCCGGGTTCTGCATCGCAAGCATCACAACTTTGCAACACAGAGCCCTGGTTTTGCCTGCCCCGAAGCCAGCGCAGAGCCCCAGAATCAAATGCTCGTCGTCATCGATGAATTCCTTCTGGGCAGGGAGCAACCCCGCCAGCAGACGCTCTGTAAGTGACTCTTCGCTTTCCTGGCACCTAGTGGTCTGCCCTTTAGGTTTATCCAGGAGACCGCCCGTGGGGATCTGGCTAAGGATGCTCATGTGAGCAGGTTAGCTTGACAACCCAGTTGAGTTGCAGACCTGCTGGGCTAATTACGCCACAGAGTCAGAAGGATGGCAGCGCCTCCCCATAGAGGGCTCGTCAGGATGAACATCACGAAGACATGGAACCCGCCAAGTTGGGCGGCGACTACCGCAATCAACAGTCCAGTGATCACCAAAAGGGTGTAGGCCAAGAACTTGGCGATTGCCGTGCCCGCCTTTGCGTCAGAAGCCTTCATGGCTTTCCAGTTGGCGTTGCTGCCTCGGTTGTAATAGCGCTGATACCTGGCCTGGCGGGCATACGCGCTGACGTAGCCGCGGCCGAATCCTCTAGGTCTCATGTGATGTGGGGGTGGGTTTTTGGATGTGGGGGTGGGGTGCAGTGTAAAGCAACTGAGTCACTACAGCAACTAAGTCAACTTTCTTAGCTCCACCTCGGACCTACCCCCTCCGCCCCCGCGCCGCGCAGAAAATTCTTGGGTGGGGGTGGGGTAAGTCCTGCGTACCTGTGTTCATGGCAGGTACGCAATCACTGGACGCACTGCGCCGCAAGGGATCTGGGATAGTCCAGCCTATATAACACTGCGTCCAGATTATTTGTGCCCTTATGTGATGCTAACTGCGCACAATCCTCAGCATCACCCTGCCTCGCACTGGCCAGCCATACCCGGCATGGGGGGCTCGATATGTGAGGGAGCACAGCGGACGCTGCCCCGTATCGGTGCCCTGCCGTATCGGTGCTGGCCGTGCTCCCGGTGCTGGCCATGCTGTGGCCTGCCGTGCCGTGCTGGCCGTGCTGTGCTGTGGCCTGCCGGTGCGCCTACGCGCGGTTGTTGCCGGTGATGCCAGCTATCTCACCGATTAACCTCATCGCGCCGATTGTGTTGTTGAACTGCCCTCGAGCGGTCGCCTCGGCTGCGACCGTATGCAGCATGTCGGTGAGCATGGCCGCCATTTCCTGCCGGTCGATCTGGCCCACGTCATCTTTGATCGCCTCGCGGGCGCACTTGATCCGGCGGTCGGCGGTGCGCTCATCCAGTCCATAACGCTCAGACAGTTCCTGCCGAATCTGAAAAGCTGTCTTGAATTCAATAATCCGCCTGCGGCAGTAGTTGATTTCCTCGGCCGTTTGAAGCGCCTTATGGCCGATCTCGCGCTTAGTTGACTTCCGCTTGCCTGACTGTGCGCCTCCGCCTGCCATTGAATCGACCTTATTTAAGTCAATAATAACGGCCAATAAAAAAGACCGCCCGTAGGCGGCCGCGTGGCGTATTTAGCCGGGCTGAGTTGATCCCGGCGGTTCAGGCGGTAGCGCGGCCGGGTTCCCGAGGCAACATGCCGTAACGGCAAGCGCGGCGATCAATGCCTTCAGCATGGCGTGGCCTCTCCTGCAATGGCACTGAGGCGGCTACGGGTTATCTCCTGCCAGACCCGGTGGGTATGCCAGTGCGCCCTCTCGCTGCCTCGGGCCTGAATCTGAGCCACGGCCTCATCCGGATCATCCGGCAGCGTCCAGTCGTTAGCGGCGCGGCCGAGGCGCTCAGCGTCGATTCTGCGGGCCGTGTAGTCCGCCCACGCGGCCTTGAGGCCGATCCGGGCGATCTCAGCGTATCGGCGCGTATCAGGCCAGCTCAGCGCCTCATAGGCGTGGGCCATGGCCCGCACATCCCCCAGGGAACAATCGGTGACGCTGAACCACTCAGCGAGCGGTGAGCGGCTCTCAGGCGTGCCATAACCGGGATGCTCCCGGCGCAAGGAGTAGCGCTTGCCGTAGCGGTTAAAAACGGTGATCCCGTGGGATTTCAGGATCTGAGTCGATTCTGCAATGGTGAGCATGATTGTTCAGCCGTAGGGGTGAATCTCGCGGTCGCACAGGATCACCGACAGCTCACCGGATTGGTGCGCAAGGTTGGTGAGGTGAGCGCCTACCGGTTCAATCCAGTCGCCATCCCAGAAACCCGCGCCGTGCCGGTTACGGGTGAGAATCCAGTCGTGGGCCAGTTGATCCCACGCGTCCCAGTAAGGGTCCGGGCTCA